TCTTTCCACCTGTCATACATATACTTGATGATTTGCAATGTAGCAAGCTTGATATCTTCCGGTACTGTAGCGTTTCCTGCATTATATGAAATATAAGCAGTTCCCATATCCTGCACTGTGATTATAGTTCCTGTTGACGGGACACTGTTATATGATATTGAGTTATAGCTATAAAACTTCAAATAAAGGCAATCCACTGCAATTGGGTCAAACTTTAGTATTCTATCAATGCTTAATGAATTGAAGTCTGTATTTGATATGATAGCTGTTGTTCCATTGCCAATTGCATTGATTGCGGCGACAAGATCATAAATATAAGTTAAATCAGATTTTTCCACAGTTTCACCGTCTGAGAATGTGAACGTAGTGCCATCATATTTGATAGTAATGAAATCATCAGTATTTGAAAGTGACAATGCAGAATCAATATTTGTAGTGAATACAGAGATTGAGTTTATCGGGAAATCATCTAATGATATTGAATTACAGCAAAACGAGTAAAGCCCGACATAATCAGTAGCTTCGATATTTCTTCGAGTGTATCTCTTAATAAAAGCGTCAACCTGTGACCTGAAATCATCAAGTAAGCTTGTATCATCAATTATGGCACTGTCGGAGACTATTGATGCTGATATATAGGAGTCAGCAGTAAATCCAATATAAATACCAGCAGTACTATTTGAGTTAATGTATTGTATTGTTTGGGCTGCTTCTGTTGTTGCTATGGTAAACTTATTAGTTGTGTCGCTCCATGCAACAGTAATGAGATCATCTTCAAATTCTATTCTCATTAATGCCTGTATTGCAGCGGCAAGAGTTGACGGTAGATAAGTATCTGTTGTGAGAGTTATAGACGTAGTGGCTCCACCAGTGTATTTGAAATATAATAGTGTGTTGATTTCTGTAATATAAATACTAAGATTATCAACCTTACAGTAACTTTTTACTTCTGATAGAGTCACTAACATCATAAACCTCTTTTATCGTCTTTGTACATATCTGAAATAATCAACGTACATTTTTGGCTGTTCTGTTCCGTCAGTCTGGCAGATAAAGGTTGGTGTCATTGCTGCTGTTGGCAATCCTAAAGTAGTTACATTCGTAAGTGTAACTTCTGTATCGTCAACATAACAGGCAACATTCAAATCTTCATCAATCTTAAGACCAAGTTTGATATATGTATCGGAAACTAAAGCTCCGACAGCGTCTGAAAGTTCAGTAGCCCCCTGAGACTCATAGAGACTTAAAGCAGCAGATGAACCGGTTTCAATACAAAATCCTAAAAGATGCTTACTTGAATTAAGATCACCAGCATCAAGTAAATCAGTTTGAGTTTCAGCAAATCCAGCAAAAAATTGTAGTTTGCTCACTCCGGTAACTTTCAGTCTGGTTTCAAACCAAAGGTCTTTATCAGATGCAACAACTACATTTTCACCTATCCTCTGTAATTGGCAACCATGCCCTGCTGTAACTCCACCAGAATCAATCATCAAAACGCCACCAGCTAAGTCCTGAATGCCAATGGCACCAGAAGAGCTATTGGAATAAGTCCAACCACCTAAAGCGGTGGAACTCTGATATCCAGTATGATAAGTGAAGTCCTCAAAGACTCCGTGCATTAAAAACGGGTCTGCATTTGCAGCCAGAATTGGGCAATTAGAGAAAACACCTACCTTGATATTTTCTCCATTATCTCCGGTGAAAAACAATTGATTGCGCTCTTTATATCGAGCCTGTACTTTTTTCATAATTCCACCTATGCTAAGAGAGTAACCTCGTCATAACCACCGTGACGGTTGCCTGCAACTGCGATAACTGTCATGTAATTAGTTGCTTCCGTACTCGTTGTTGCATGAACAGCAAGAAAGTCCATCCCAGATGTCATAATTGACGGGTCAACCTGTATGATGGCAAGTTTCTCACTTATGGCTGCGCCAACGGTTAGTGTGGCATCAGAAGTTACGAGTGTAAGATTATCACCAAGTGCGGCTTCTGTGTCATTAGAATAGTACACTGGCATTGCAGTTGTGATTGCAGCAGCACTTCCACCAGAAGCATTTGTAGCTTCGTAAATAGATAGAATAGTTGCGTGTCCGGCTGCATTTTTAAGGCTTACGATGAAATATATCATGTTGCACTTGGCAGCATTAATATACTGGGTTGTTTTGGCTCCATTAGTAGTAATGGCAGCCTGTAACTGTACGACTTTTGGTATTCTTGGAAATCCGTCTGTCAACATAGTTTCCTCCTATGAACGGGTTGCAATGGTTGTTACAGGGGATAAGGTATCACCATTTGCAGGGGTGAATACCTTATTGTGCCACATTTGACCATCTACTCTGTACTTGAGCTTGAGCAGTTCCTTATCATAGATGAAATAAACTTCTTTTGACCATGCAGTGGATGCACCCTTTTCAATTCCGAGATACTGCGTAGGATCAACGAGAATCAAATCACCTTCTGTTCCCAATCTTTTACAGAATTCAGTGTATTGAAGTGGGCGACCATAAAGAGTCCCGTAAGGAGCAGCAGCCAGCCCTTGAGGTGGCATATACAAAAGGGTTCCGGCAGTTCCAGAAGCAATATTAATCGTCTGAAGTGTTGGCATAATCGTCTGATTACCGAGCCAGATTGCGTTTCCAAGGTATCTCATATTGAATCTTGCGAACATTTTCATAATGTTCTCTGCAACTATCGTAGTTGCGTCCTGTTCATCTTCTGCGGCAATAGCTATCTTACAATTAGCATTCATAATACCAAGTGGCTTGCCAACACCATCGCCATTGATGAACACATTATCCATTGCAAGTGAAAGTGAGTTTGAAGCTATGCTTTCCATAAGTGGAGCAAGGCTTACCGGTGAATCTTGGAGCAGATCGGTAGTGATAGGGATAAGCGTCAGGTTATCTTTCAAACGAAGAGAAATGGCATCAAACTTTGGTGTAGTGAGAGTTACGGTTCCACCTTCCTCTGTCCAGTAATTAACTACTCCACCAAAATATGTGTCGCTTGTATGACTGTAATCTGACATCACAGGCATTCTTACTGAGTTTCCAGATACAGGAATCATGGTAATTCTTTTCCAAAGTGCTGACTTTTCTTCTGCCAGGCTGAATAAACGGTTTGAAAACTCTTCTGGAATAAGCAGCCCGCCATCTTCACCTATTCGTGTTTCAAGCAATGCTTTCTTTTCCGGTTCAAGACGTAAATTCTGCTGGAATTTGATAGCGTTCTGAGTAAATTCACCAAAATCAGCGAATCCACCCTTTTTCTCATTATCAACATCTTTCTGCGATGGAATCACACTGATTGGCATCTCTTTGATGCGGTTATCAATGGCGACTGTGATGTTTTTCATCAGAGTGTCAACCGCACCAGAGATCATCTTATCAATTGTTTCCTCTGTAACTGCAGCTGGTGTTTCTGGCTCGCCACCTCCACCGCCGGTTTCGGGTAACGATTCTTGAAGCCCGTACTTCATATAATCGGGATTAAATAAATTAAACATTAAATTCTCCTTTTGTAGGCATAATCACTTATCCCTGATATCTCCAGGTTTCCCCTGATATCTCCAGGCTATAATTCGCCGGTTATCCTTTTCATCGCAATTGCAAAACCTTCTGCAATTCTTTTTTCTATATACCCTTTCGATATTCCTTTTTGCTGCGCAACTGGCTTAATACTCATTTCACTCACCATTGCAGTCAATATCTTTATGTGATCTCTAAGTTCGTTGACTTCTTTACGAAGAATAGCGGACTCAAAAATACTCTGTAATTCAGGTGATTTTATTGATATTTCACCGGACTTAATTGATAATGCAAGAGCATCTGGGTTTGAGGGGACAGGAACGTCAGAATGTTCCAACAAAAGTGCGTTCTCATAAACAACCCTTGCAAGCTTGAAGTTTTTCTTATCTATGCTATAAGTTTCTGAAAGCCTTGAAATCTCTTTAGCCCATTCCTTATCTTCAAAAGCACCCTTATAAATTGTTTTTGTTGGAATAAAACCAATTGAGCTTGCAAGTGGGAATCCGTCAGCGTGCATATTGAACAAATCATCTGCTAATTGATGGTTAGCGTACTTCTGCTTTGCAAGTAAACCGTTATTGTCTGCCTTAATCCATAAATCCTTTCCAACCGGCAGTACAGGGGTTCCACCATCAAGAAATGAGTTTCCATAGTTGTGAGCATAAAGCACTATTGGATTCTTATTGAAATCAGTAAGATCAATTCCCTGCTGAATTACAATTTCCTTGCTTCTATCGAGAGTTGGCTTTGATACATACTTCACAACCGTTCTCGCCTCTTTATCTATTTCCTTGCACTCTATAGCAGATAACTGAGCATCAACAAAGTCAATGCTGTTTAACTTATACTCTTCTTTTATTCTATTCGCTCTCTGAACTGCTGTTTCTTGCATTGTCGTCTCCTTCTTCATTTGCTGGCATTATAAGCTCGCCATCTCTCATTATTGCTGAATTTATAGGAACATAAAAATCATCCCCTCCGTCTCTTGGTGGCAGACCTTCTTCCTTCCTTACTTCGTTTGGACTCATTATCCCTAATTTAGTAAATGACTCCTGCTTTTTAAGTACAAAAGCATTATCTTCTTTGGCAGGATTATCAAAGGCACAGAATATCTTAACTCCTGATTTTTGTGGATATAATGGGATTATCACCTGATTAATTTTATCTGCAAGCAGCCTAAGGCGTGGGTCAATTGTATGCTCTTCATACATGCTGCTTCCTGTTTGAGCATTCGCCTTATTGACATTGTCAGTATCAACGAGTGAGATAGGAACTCCGTATGCCCTGCAAATATCTTTATCGGTTTTCTTTGTGATCATTGCATCAAATAAAACACTTGGGTCAATTGAAGTTGGAACGTATTCAAGGTTATTATCAAGCAGTGGAGTTTGACCTGCATTTTTATATCCCATAAATCTAAGCAGTTCGCCCTTGAGCTTTTCAAAAACATCCTTGCTAAGATTCTCTTTTGCCCTGAAATATCCAGCCAATACACCCATGTTTTTCATAATAGCATTTGCATACGCAAGGCTTGCAGTATCAAGATTGACACTGTCCGTTACTGCTTCCAGCGGGCTAACCCCAACAGAAATATTAGCAGGATTAGGGAATCTGTTATGTAATATCTGATCAACTCCAAACCTAACTGTGCTGTTTTTAGAAATATATTTATAATAATCTATATATCTGTCATTTCCAAGAACCGGTTCAACATATTGAGACGGGAGTATATACAGCGAATCTGGAATACCAAAAGCATTTTTATTAATATTCCAATAGCAATTTCCTGTCAATTCCATATATAATTGCGAAAGCTGTAAAAATTCAGTCTTACTGAATGTGCTATTTGGTGTTTCCATAAGGTCAAGAAATGGATGTTCAACAATTTCTGAAATATCATAATCATCAGAATATAGAACCAACGATTTTGTATTACCGGGTGATCTCATCAGTACATCAGCCTTATTCTTTGTGTTATTTAGGTTAGCTGTCTTATAAGATTTGCTATTGAAGCCCTTTGGAGATACCATGTAAAGATGTAATTTCTGCCTTGACATTACGGTTGCATTTTTATTAGCGCAGGTATATACTATGTTCTTATAAGCTCTTATAAGCGAATGAGGATTGTTTCCAAACACTGAGTCAGAATTAGCCCACTGCTGAAGAAGCTTATAGCCACCGCCATCTTCGTAGCTGCCCTTTTTTACTGTTACAATCGCAGATTTACGTTTAAATAAGCTCATATTTACCTCAATCAATTGTTTTTAGTTTATCTGTTTTCATGTCAAGATAAATCTCTATCTTCCGAAAAGATGTTCAATAAAATATACATGTGGAGTATGTCCTCCGATACGATAATTTGAGTGTACAGCATACCTTCCTGCATCACAGGCATGATCGTGCCCGCCAAATGGCTCTTCAATAGAATTTCCGTTTTTATCCTCTTTCCATTTATACATAAAGAAATCTGTCCATGTTTCTGTATCAACTGCTCTTATATGCTGTCTGAATGTCTTTAAATAGTCAATTCCAGACTTGATACTACCATGACCCTTAATTGCAGCGATAGCGTTAAATTCTAATAGCTTAACTCCGTCATATTCGATATTCCCATCACGAAGCGTCTCAATACCATCAGGGTTTGCAGAGTCG